TGGTACAGTAATTAACCATGGCTTAGCCTCCCCTTAGTTGCGGAACCATAATCATCTTTTCCGCGTCAGGGTCAAAGCTATCCATGCGGGTCCCTTCCTCACCGCTTTTATTGACGTGGAAGGCACGGAAGCCCCTGCCGGTCAGGCTGTTATAAAGCGCCCGTGCCGCCTCAACTTCCGCCTCATTGTCACTATCCCAAATGTGCCGGGTATGACCGGTTTGGTCCATTATTTCCATGTAACCCATTTTAGTGTCTCCCTGCTGTTAGGCTTTATAGGCTAAAGCCCTTGTCATACGGTTTATAAGGGCCGGGTGGATGCGCCGCCAGCCATTTTCAAGATTGCTGTAATGGCTACGTGATATACCCAGCCGCTTGGCTATTTGGGCCTGTGACCAGCCCCGTTCTTCACGCCATTCCTTGATTGGCTTCCTTGGTCTGTATTTCAGTTTCATTTTTGGTCTCCCTTATTTGCGCCAGCATGCTAGCCAGCAGCAATCCATATTGCGCTTCTCAGTCAAAAGAACGTTCTGCAACAGCGCTGTGTTGAGTTTTAAATCAGTAACGGCATTCACATTGACACCGACATCAGTAAGCGGTTTTGGTGTAATACGCTCAACGTTATGAGAAGCAGCCAGGAGCTGCGTAATTCTAGCGCTGATGCCGGGTTGCAGGAAATCATGGCATTCAATGATGAAATCACTCTGAAGCTGCATTAGGTCCTTAACTGTCTGTTCTTCAGCCCCTTCATTGTCAATCACTGTTAAGCAGGGGAATTCAGCGGTCAGTTCTATATTGTAACCAGCAAGGAAACAAATCATGCGGTCAGGGTTAACCCCATTGGCAGCGCCAGCATCGCTACAAAGCCATGTAATGTGTGATGAAATATCAGCAGCAAAAACCTTGGCGCGTGGTAACCGCATTCCCAACCCAACTGCATAGTAACCCTCTGCACAGCCAACATTGATGATTGTTTTGGGTTGCCGCGCAATGGCTTTCTCAATTACGGCATGCAATTCATGTTCATAATAGCCAAGTAGCTTGAGGCACAGGTTACCATCGGTCCAAGTCGGTTCTGGGCACAGCTTCATTCCAGCAAATGGCCCATTTTGCACCCGCTTGTCTGAATTACACTTGAAAACCATATAATCCAAGTGAAGAATATCATTGTTGACTGCATGCCAATGAACCTCAATATTTGGTTCGCTGAGTTCAATGCTTAGGCTCATTTCCCCTCCAACGGACGCGGTACCACACGCGGATGGTCAGCCACCAGCACGCAACTCAGCTCTGACTTGGGCGGCACGTTTAGATATGGCAGGCCACGCTCAATGGCATCCTTGCATTCTTGCTCAGTGCTATAGGTTAGAACAGTTTCCTGCGCGCCCCAAAATATTGTCCAGACCAGTAGCGCTTTGGTCATAATCATTTTGTCAGCCATATAAGCAATAGCGGGGCACCCGGGAATAGCGCCAGCAAAACAGCAATACCTCGCCAATCAACAGGATCATCCTTATGACAGCGGTCTTTACAACCCAACCAGCAAGCAGGGTCGCAATATAGCCTTCTGGTCATTTGTCCTCTATGGCATCCAATTTTGTGTTTTCTTACTGATGGAAGCTTGTGCCTCCAGGGCTTCAATACGTTTCCGCAGTTGATCTAGTTCGTCAGCTGGATCCGTAGCCGCCTCTCCCAACGCGGCATCGACCATGATTTCCCAGGTTCGTCGATCTTCCTCACTATCGGCCGCCATCATCATTTCATGCGTCGGCTCGCGCATTGCTGCGATGGCGGCGCGGGCCATATCGTAATAGACGCCAGACGGGCAATGCTGATCATTGTGTGCGGAACAAAGTGCTTCCGCCACGCGCTCGATCATGCTCATAACGGCTTGCCGCATCGGCGGCATTCCCACCAAGCATCATTCGGCGGCGGCTTTCGAACGGCGTCATGGCCTAAAAATTTGCAAATGCATGGCCGTCGCCAGCATTTTGAACAATAGTATATCCAGTGTCGGATCATTGTTGTTTCTCCGCCCGCGCTACCCGCTCGACCATGCTAGATCTCTCGCCCATCCCAAAGAACCTTCCTGGTGTCAGTGTAAAGCTTCCAGAAATACGCGCCGGGATTGGCAAGTACAGGTTGTCGCCACTCCTCCCAGAACCATAGCCCGCTCATTTCCTCTCCAAGGCAGCGTCGATCATGGCTTGCCAATAGGTGGTTTGATGACCGCAATCGTGGCAACCACACTGAAGCATTTCCTCAGTCGGCTCCCGCATCGCCGCAATGGCGGCGCGAGCCATATCGCTATAATCCGTATAATCAGATAGAGCATATTTGGTTGTGGCCTCTATCGCCCGCGCCACGCGCTCGATCATGTTCATTTGTCCCCCAATGCGCGGCGGGCACGCTCGCCCTTATCGTCAACAATAGGGATAGGGCCATAATCCCCTGTAATTAGATGCTCGGCATTCCAATTACATTTGTCGGCATACCATTGCAGCGTCACCCGCAGCTGGGTTATTTCCGCCTCAAGCTTCATGACCGTACTTATGAGTTGTTGCCGCGTCATTTCCCCTCCAGCAGCTTGAGCAGTACAGCTTCGGTCTTTTGGTCACGATCCGCAATCTCAGCCATCTCATCATAACCATCAGCCAGCTTCAGCACCATGGCCCTGGCCCCGGGGTCGCCCATATAGCCAGCCAGTATTCGCGTCTGTTCGGCGCGCTTGCGCCAGTATTCAGCGTTAAACTCAGTCATCTTCAGCCCCAGCCGGTATTAGGTTCCAATAGGTTGATCCAGCCATCAAGGCACTATCAACCACAAACGCACCCATGGTGTAGTTCTGGGAGATCACAACGGTAAACTTATCCATGTCATTGCGCCCTGCCGCAACGTGTAGCCGCGCCAGGCCCAGCTTATGTTCGGCCATGGTTTGGGTGTAGGTGATGCTTGTATCAGCGTGGGCAGTCTTGACGTAAGCCTCTGCTACGTTATCAGCCCGTATCAGCTTAGCCCTTGCCGCCCCACGGTGAGCCTGACTGACCACTGCCAGTGCTATATTGCGCTCAACCGCCAGCCCACGCAAGTTTTTGTATAACTCATCAAGACTAAACCGTGGCTCAGCTTTATCCAGCTTCATCAGGTCAGGGTAATCAACTATCAGCAAATCAGGCGCAAACTTTTCAGTGCTTTCAAGGTTATCCAAGTAGGCTTGCAACTGGGGCACGGTAAGCTGCCCAGTGGGGAACTCACGCACTATGACCTTATCAAGCAGCCGGGTTTTCCACCGTTTTATTTCACGCTCAAGCTTAATTCTTATCTTGGGGTCATCGAGGGTATAGACCGGCTTGACCCGGGTATCAGTGAAGCCATTGAGCCGCCCCAATGTGTCACGGCTGAATTTAGTGATTTGCACCGGCTCATTGCGCTTGGCTACGGCAAAAAACGCCTGAAAGTAGCGCTGGGCCGCCTTTTGTTCACTCATTTCAAGGGTGACATGTACCACCCTGAATTTGTGCAGAGCCGCTGATTTGGCTAGTTGCGTGAGCGCCCATGACTTCCCTGATTTGGTGTTGGCAATGAGCAGCCAGAGTTCTTTGCGTGTGGGTCCAAAGCCCCTTTTATCAAGGTCAGGGATTCCGGTCGCAAACGACGCAGTTTGGCCCTCCAGGAATCGTAACGCTCGGCGTATATCACCAAGTCTTGTACCGGGGTCAAATACGGTGAGCGTTTGAGTATTAGCCTTCGCAAGTAACGCTTCAGCTTCATCTAGCGCCTCCTCATTGTCACGTTGCAGTACTTTAGCCAGGGTCACGGCCATAGAACGCATAGATTGCCGCTTGATGAACGTTTCAAGCGTAGTCATCACATAGTCAGGATTAACCGTTTGCTTTGCGTCAGCTATGTTCTCAAAAATACCTGTGTATAACTCAGCTTGCTTCCCTGCAAGCTCCTCAGCAAACAGGTCCGGCAAATGATCGCCTGGGGGCTTCTTGAAGCGG